TAATATAAATTTACTGTTTGTTGACTTAGGTGTAAGTGTCACACTTAAGTCTGTAACATTAGTATAAGCAGAAGAGCCTATACTCATGTGACCTGTAAAAACTCCACTACCAACCTGTAACACTGTACCCGTTGTATTAATCCCTAAGTCAGCCGCCGTTGGTGTACCACCATTGGCTTTCTGTAGAGTATCAACTTTTATTATACTGGTCATTGTGCGATCTCCTGTAAGATAATTCTACCACCAGTACCATAATTATTTTGAGAGTCGCTGTTGTTATATTGTATTGTAGTAGCACCTTTGCACCCTCCTGATATGGTGTATGTGGTTGCACTAGTTGTATTTGGAGTATCTACATAAGTTCTTGTACTGTACGTCATATACCTATCAAGATCACTCTGCAGGTAAAAACTTTCTCCATATTCAGAAGATTCATCATCTAATAATGTTATTGATCCTCTTCTTAATCTTACTAATGCACCCCTCCAAGTATCTGTACTTACATTGCCGACATATATATGCTGTTCAAATACTATTAAAATTTTACTAGTTGAAAATTTAGGAGTTATTGTTGCTGAACCAATATCAACTTTAGTTGAACTTGTTACTGATGCATGACCTAAATCAGCATTAACTACCTGCACCACATGCCCTGCAATATGCACACCATTACCGCTTGTCTTTTCAACGAGGCTATCGACTTTTAATGTACTCATTGTGCGATCTCCTGCATGATTAACCAAGAGCTTCTTGGGGTTCTATTAAAGTAATGATTGTTTGTTGATACTATCTGTGACCCAGTAATTTTAATAGTATACGTACCCGCAGTAAGAACACCTGTTTGCCCCATTAAGTTATGCTGAAAGGACTCTTCTCCTGATGAATTAGGACCAACGTGTTCGGTATCTTGTATTAATACAGAACCAACGTACAGTCTCATTTCATAGGCTTTACCCCATGTTCCAGAAGCACTTACATACCTACCTACAGATGCCTGTGCCACTACCTTAGAGCCTTCTTGAACAGTAATTTGACCAGAGAACAATTCTTTTTCCGCATATGTGCTATCTGTCAACTGTGTGTCCCACTCAACACATTTAACCTGTATAGCATGCCCTGGCGCATGAAGTGTTTGACCACTTGGTATGATCACCTTGTTCGCATTAGACCCAGATGTTGGTCCTATTAAGTTTTCGACTTGTAATGTACTCATCTATATCACCGTTAAGTTTCCATTGACTGTGAGAGTAATACCCGATGCAACAGTAAGTGGTCCTGTAGCACTCGCATTTTCATCTGCGTCAATTGTTGTGTTAGTGTTTAGCTCTTGTTCATTAACTCGAAAGATGTCACCTGCTCTTGAGCCGACTGTTCCGTTGTCACCCTTGAACATGCCACCACCAGATACATTGGCTACTTCGAATGTTGTGTAAGCAACGACATCAAGTATATCACCTGTTGCTGCACCTGTTGTGAGTATTACATCTGAGCCATTGGCGGCTGTATAGTCTGCACCATTACTTAGGAAGATTCCATTAAGGTACACGTCAAGAAATTGTGGAGTATACCCACCTGTAGGAAAAACGGTTTGAAGATTAGTTGCAGTAATACTGTCCCTAGTCTGTGTAGCTTGGGGTGTTGGCTGTGTGCCAATATATCCACTCATTCTAGTCTCCTATATTTCTGCTGCATCCATTGCAGTCTGGTATGCAGTCTTAACTGCGTCTGTCCAAACTGCGCTACAGATTGCTTGTACTTCTGTTGACTGACCTGAGATGTCAGTGTCACCCCATGTGTCATCTGATTTAGTTGAGCATTGTAAGACGTGACGATGGAATGATCTGCTGATCTCTGTGCCATCTCGTGCTATCACAGTAGCTGTGCGAACTTGCACATGCTTGTGATCTCCTACGACTTCAATCTTATCTTCTACTTGTGTTTCTGTAAGTGCCATATTGGCCTCCTTTGTTTTATCGTGGCGTTATTGCCACCTGTCCAACCCAAAGCTATGCGGTGGGTTATGCTGTTGTATAGGATGCGGTACATCTCAAGTATCCGCCATTTGCCATTGCGTTTACAGAGTGCGCACTATTAGTAGTATTCTGTAGTACGAATAATTGGGTATTTCCTGACCTTTGCTGTACAATCTCTGTTCCAGAAGCCGAGGCCATACTTAACCATAAACCAACAGACCCACCTGTTTCGGCACATGCATCAAGGGGTGCGAAGGGTAAACCACCTACCCTTAAATTCCCAGAGCCAACACTAGAGATATTGTTTATTCGAAGTTTTATCCAAATAGTTACTAGGTTGCCTACTATTACATATGTTCCTCCTTGGGTAGTGTAAGTTAAACTTGGAGTTGCACCAGATGATGTAAAATAAGGAGTAAAAGAGCCAGTTTCAAAATCGTCCAAATAATTAGCCGCCCCAGTGCCACCGAGGTATACACCGCCTGATAGGTAAGCGTCTTTGAAGCGTCTATCAGCTGTTCCTAAGTCAACAGTTGTTGTATGAGCGTTATCTGTCACATTGTAAGGAATAACATATTGAGAACTATCTGTGTCAAACCTAAATCCAGATTTACCGCCAATAGTAATATCACCAAACGATGTTCCAATACTACCTACAGCAGAGCCGTCTTTGTAAAACACAGCAATGTCACCATCTGATGTTTTTCTATTAAACCCTGCTGATGCACCACCATCTCTTGTTGCGTGTACTTTCCCAAGAGAACCTAAAAGTTCTACACCAACAGTATCAATAGTTTGACTGCTTTTACCAGCAAGTACATTCTCTGAGCTATCAATCGTGATTGCTGTGGCGTTTGATTGATCATCAATACCTGAGAGTGCTACTTGGTAAGAAGCATATGATACTACAACAACTTGATCACCTGATACAGCCGCAACTGTAAGTGTTATGCTTGTAGAGTTAGTAGCTGTGAAGTCTGTACCATCAACTAGGCGTACACCATTGTGATACACATGTACTTTACCGACAGTGTAGTTAAGGCCAGTGAGACTTGTTGTGTTAGTCGTAATGTCAAAGACTTTTTTACGTTCTGCACCTGAACTAACGACAGATGCGCCTGAACCTATGTAACCTGCCATGTGTTAGTCTCCTATTAGGGTGTTTCGCTTGCTTCAGCGTTTACTTGTGCGGCTGTCTTAGCCCAGCCTCTTGTGAAAGCATCTGCTACGATTAGCTCTCTTGTTGCTGGTATAGCTACGCCTTCGTCTAATGCACGATTGGTGTACATTGATACGATTTCATCGTTAGCTATTCTAGCTCGTTCAGTGACTGCATTCTCAGCCCATTCTTCTGGGTCTAAAGCGGCATACTGTAAGCCTTTGTATTGTGTGTCTGTAAGTGTGATTGTTATGTTTGGCATACTTGCCTCCTTTTTATCCGATTAAATAGCCCATAAATTGTGACGTTCCGTTACCTTGTTGAATTACCAAATTACCAGAGTATGTAATTTCAGCCCCTGTCCACATTTCAACATAGTCATTTGCGTTTAGGGAGATTATCGTACTGCCTGAAACGTAAGGATGGTCGTAAGACCCACTTCCATAGTCATTCCCTGCGCCTTGTCCAAAAATCCTACCATAGAGTTCACTTCCGTTTTTTCGGAGGGCAATGGTAAGAACACGCAGGTTACTCTCTGCACCTATACGCAAGTTAATTGCGAATAAATAAGTACCTGCAACGGGCGCAGTAAAACGGTGATTTGTATTATTGTAGTGGCTACCCACATTAACGTCTGTATCACCAAAAGTTATTTTGGTATTAGTAGTAGCACTCTGCTCTTGGCTACTCGTTTTTTTTGCCATAAACGCTGGCTGATACGGCATTGTGACACGGCCTGATGCGTCAATGCGGAGGCGTTCTGTGCCGCCAGTAGTAATACCTAAGGTATCTGCTACTGGGAAAAACATACCAGTATTAGTATCATCAACATTTGAATATGTTGGAGTTGTTGCTCCTGATACTGCTGTTCTAATATTAAATCCATTTTGACCTGATGTTCCATGCACAACATTAGTATTTGTTTGCATAGGATTTATAGCACCAAGTTTCACATTTCCTGCTACCTCTAACTTAGCACTAGGAGAACTCGTCGCAATACCAACATTAGAGCCATCAACTGTTACTGCATCTGCAAGTTGAGCTAATTCGTTTTGTTTACTCATTATGTCTGCTCCAGTACGCTCACGATCACGTCACAGCTTGATGCTGTATCTGATGTTACGACAATAGTGTCTGTTGTTTCTAAGATGACTTTACCATCCAAGACTGAGAGAGATGCACCAGAAGGAATGGGTACACTCTTAACGAGGTAAACACCTGCCGCCTGTACATCGACTTTAATCTGTGATGCTGTTCTGTTAGCTAAGTTACAACCGATCATCACTGATGTAGTTGCACTTGGTACTGTATATGTAGTTGTAGCACCTGTACCAACTGAGGCGCTTGTGTAGTTCTTAAAGACGTTTGCCATGAATCACCCCAATGCTATTGCCATTGCCAAGCTTGTTCCGGCTTGATCGACATCTAAATTACTTCTAGCAGTAGCAGCCGAAGATGCTCCTGTTCCGCCATTTGCTATAGAGAGGTCAGTACCGCTCCACGTTGTGTTATTAACACTCTCCAACTTATCGTTATTTAAGTTGGTAAAGTTCGCATCAACTTCAGTGTTAGTTAGGGGCGAACCCTTGCCAGATCGTGTTACAATAGTAGCCATTGTTCCCCCCTACCTATTAAGATGCAGCTAAAGTGATTGTCCAAGTAACGGACATCGTATCATCAGCAGCTTTGTTAACGACGCTAAATACTGTACGGCAAAGCATGTCACCCGAGGATGCAGCGTTGAAAATTCCAGCTTCTGTTACAGCACCCGTTGCATCACCCGCTTCAAACGCAGAAACGTATGCAACTTTTTCGTTGTTAGAACCTGTGATCGTCGACGAGTCTAACGCTTCGCGAGACCCCAGTAAGGTCACAAGGTCAGTTTGGCTTGCGGCCGCTGCTGTTGTGCCGGAACCTAACGCCATGTGAGACATGACTGCTTTAGAAGTACCTGTCATGCGAGATGCGATATAAGCAAGCCCCGCGTTTACAACGAGGTTCTTTTCCACGCGTTCTTCTTTGATATTCCCGGCCTTGTCCTTTAGGACGATGTTAAGCTGACCGGATAGCTTTAGGTTTTCAAGGATCATTTCGATCTCCTAAGTAAAGGTTCGGGAAGCGCCGACGTAGTCTTCCGCAAAGTAAGTGAAGTCAGCAAAACCCTGACTTCGTAATGACCCCACGTCGGTCATGGAGGTTGTGTCTGACGGACGTTTACCAAAGTTAAGAACATCACCGTCCGTAACTCCGTAGCTGTCCGTAAACGCTCTGTTGTAACTCACAGCAAAGTTTAGGGCGTCTGTAGCCGCAGCTATGTTTCCTGTAACTTTTGCAAACTGCATTTCTTGGTCGTCTTCTGTAGTTGCTTCGCCGTCTAGGTCATCAGTTACAGTTGCTTGGTCGGCGAGGAATTTGGTAATCGCAAACGCATCTATTGCATCCACAGCAGTAGGAGCTTCGTTTAAGCCTTTATTGGGGTGCTTGACGAACAATAGGTCGTTGGTCGAAAAACTATCGTTTGCCACCTTGCCTAAATTAAACGTCGATACCTCACTGGCGCCGTACGCGTCATCAAACCCAGTGCTGAAATTTTTACTAATCGGGTCTAAAACTGTCGCTGTGTCGGTTAGCGGCTTAAAGAAATCAAATATGTGCTCTTCACTTACGTACCCATTATCTGCAAGAACTTTAAAGAACGCTAGAGTGGCATCCTCCGCCGCACTAGAGTCGTCAGTGAAAGTTTTAAACACGCTTAAAACAGCACCGTCTGATGTACCTACGCCGTCTAACGCAGCTAAACTGTCTAAGAACGCAGACGTTATTAAAAACTCGCCGGTTTCAAACGTCGCTTTTACGGAGTTTGCAGTGTAAGTCGCAGACACACCTAGCCGCTTGTACGCGGCTTTAAGAGCTTGGTGTAATACTACGGACTTGAGTTTCACGCAAAGTCCTCCCGTATTCTGAACCGTAAGGTTTCGTACAGAGTTTCACGAAGTCCAGAGGCTTTAACTATTTCTAGCTCACCCTCGTAAGTACCGGCTTCTTGGTTTAGATCGTTTGCCTGCCACTGGACGATTGCTACTCCAGTAGCAGCAGTGTCTGGGTTTACGTACAACGCTCGCGAGAATAATACTGTTGTTTCTCCAACAGCACGAAAATGCAGAGTTACAGAACCGCCTGTTAAGTCTGTAGCTAAGTTCGTATCTTCGTCAACCAACGTCACTTTTATTTGTGGTCCAGTGTCGCCTTGTACGTAGTTAAATGATGTTGCCATTATGCTCTCCTTCTACGACCAGAAAAGTTTTGAAACTGTACACGCGTTCTTACTCTGCGGTACTCTCTACTCTTCGCGTCGTCGATTTCTTTGGCAAACTTTTGTCGATAGTACATGGACAACTCCATGTTGCTCCACTCTTTGCCGGGTACAGATGTTAAATGTGCTATAGCCCCGTAAGAAATACAGCGCCCGTGAGATTCAAAAATCCAGTCTTCTACACCCGTTGCAGTAAGTTTTGTTTTAAGAACTCCCCACCCTCTGAAAGAGTATTTGTTGTCAGGTGTTGGGTAGAACCGAATAGATGTATCTTGGTAGATTGCATAAAAAGTCGGAGAGCCCGTGCCGTTGAACTGTGACGTGTCTAAATGTTTGTCTGTGACACGACTCATAGGTCGCCCATCCAGTATTAATTCGTAGACATTTTCTAGTATGGCTTCGTTAGATGGCAACTGTATTGGATAGTCTGCAACTTTATTTACAGCGTAATCTTTTTCTATCTCAAAGCGCCAAATCTCGCTTCGCTCTAAGAACTTAGAAGCGGCCTCTTGTAAGTGAGACTCCATAACAATCTCAGGACAACCCGGTAGGTAAGGTTGTAGGTATGGGTAAAATTTACTCCAAAGGGTTGTAGCCATTTACGCCACCATACTTCCTGGAGACGGCGAAACTGCCGCGTCCACTTGAGTTTTTGTACCAATCGCCGCGTTGAATGTTTGAAAAGCAGATGAAGCGCGTGCCTCATTAGCTCCGTACTCTGCATCTTTCGAGTACGCTCTATACAATACCCAATCAGTGATTGGACCAAGGTATATGTCGTCAAGTAAAATAACTGTGGCATTACTGTTTGCGGGGTCTAACTGACTGTCTGTCAGCGCGTGCTGATCTGGTGTGTCAACGTAGACGACCTCGAGCTGTGCTGTTGCAGCCGCCGGAGGATAAACATAAAAATCTTTAGGGTTACGTGGATCGTAAGTATAGTGTTGTATGTTAGCGGTTTGTGTTTCTGTATGCCAACTGGGGCGCTGATCATCTAAAACACTCTGCGCAACAACTCTAACAACTTTCTTAGTGGAGGCAGAAGCTACATTTCGTTTGATGTCCAAAAGTCTGATCGCTGTAGGAAATCCACCGCTAGAAGCAGTTAATGTCTGTTTAGACCCTGCCGCGCATGTAAAAGTTGCACACTTCGCGTTTGCGTCTGGTCTAAGTAAAACTATGCTGAGGTACGACTCGTTCAACCACCGTTGAAGCTCGAGACGCGGCCAACGCACGTTTGAATCTTGTAAAATAGCTTCGACGCGAGAAATAACATCGATAACCTTTATGGTCGCCATTAGCTTAGTCCTCTCATTAAAGGGTGAGAGGGGGAGTGATCCCCCTCCCGTTAGCTATTAGCTTGCAGCGCCAACTAGAGCTGTTACCAATGCTTCGTTTTTAACAACTTTGCGGCCATATACGGCAAGGCCACGAACGATGTCACCGAAGTCAGTTTGGTTACGTAAAGGCTCAGTTTTGCTGATCTGAGAAGCAAACGAACAAGCTGTGCTTGTACCAGCTACCATCATACGACGTGCTTTAGCGTTTGATACTGTTGCACCACCAGATGTTGCAGATAGACCAGGAACAAGAGCTTTAGCGGCTTGACCTTTTGGCAACAAGTTAGACACGTATACGTCGAAGCGATCTAGCATACCGATTTTACCTGTACGGATTGTGCTTGACTGATCACCTGTGAAGTACGCTTGTGCAATGTTTGTTTGCATTAACAACTGACGATCACGTGGTGAGATGATTAACCAACGGCCATCTTCTGGAACGTTTTGCTCATCTAGTGCTGAAGACATCTGTAAGATAGCGTTCAGTACGTTTGCTGGAGTTGCTTGGTCGATTGGAGCAACGTCAGTACCCAAGTTGTAAGCACCTGAGATAGCACCAGCAGTGGCACCTTTGTTAGCCGCGTTTGCGCCTGATGTTACAAACCAGTTGAAGAACGTGTCGTTCTCGATGTTGATTTTTAACTGCTTAGCCGCATCATCAGTGAACATGTTCATTAAGTCCATGTCAGCTTGGTGAGCAAGTACATCGTTTACTTGTACGCTGAAATATTTACCCTGGTCGATCTGCATGTCTTGGAAGATCGGTGTAGGTACTTCAGATGTTAAAGTTGTACCAGCACCCGCATAATCGTTAATTGTGATTGATGGTGCAGTACGGATACGAATTGTATCGCCTTGGTTTTTGATCTCGCCTTCCCAATCAGTATTGGAAATTTCGGTCATCATGGTGTTCGCATAAAACTTAGCGTTTAGCTTTTGCGACCATAGTTGTGGAATGAATCCGCCTGAGTAAGACGGGTTTGTGTCAAATGCGCCGGAACTAACGACGGGGAATACAGCAGCCATTTTGGCCTCCTATTAAGTTTGGTTACTCGATAGCTGCTTACATGTAATGCGCTGAGTTATGCTCGAACGCGGCCTTCCATATATGCAGCTGTCAATTCAGCTTCAAGTTTTTCCGCATCTGCATATTTTCCTTTAGTATTTAGGGTACGAACTTTAGTCCAAGCGTTGTCTACTTCTTTTGGGGAGTATATCTTAGAGTTTTGGTTAGCACTCTGCGTACGTACAGAATTTGCAGAACGGTTTGGTGCAACCTGTTTTTCGAGTTCAGTCTGGCGTTGTTGCCGTGGCGCTGTTTCCGGTTCGCTAATGCTTTCTTTAAACAGATTTACATAATGTAATACTGCTTCAACATCACCTGCTTGAAACGCAGCGGCGGCCTGATCACGGCGCGGGCCTCTAAGCATAGGATCATGCTCATTTAACCACGCAACCCATCGTTCATCGTTGTCGATTTCAGCAAAATCAGGCACTACAGAGTGTAGGCGCTGAGTAAAGCTCATCTCTCCAACATCGTTACCCGTCTTCGCAAGTTGTTCTTGCAGCTTCTGGATAACTGCGTCTTGCTGCTCCATCCGTTCCGTATATTCTTGCGAAACTTCCTGTGCTACACGACGTTGAACGTCAATCAGTTCTTCACCAAATTCGGCTCGATCTGCATCGGTCACATAACTGACTTTCTCCTTCGACTTTGTCGGCGGTTCCGGTTTGGCTTCCATACTCTTAGCGAGTTCATCCAATTTACCGTTTAAGTCCCGTACTTGCTGGTGCAAACGTGGAACTTCAGCATCATACTTACCTCGTAAGGTCTTGTACTTCTGCTCGAACTCATCCGCTACGTCCGTCGGTGACGTGTCAGCTGACTCTGCTTCTTCAGGTTCTGGTGTGGCTGCGACGGGTTCTTCAGTTACTTCTGCCTCTGTATCCAGTTGTTCCTCGTCAGGTTTGACTTCTTCGTCTTTTACCAGCTTTGGTTTTTTCTGGGCTTCCAGCGTTTTCTCTAGTTCTTCCAATTCCGCAAGCTGCGCCTGCACCTGTTTTGGCAATGCCATATAGTTCTCCTTAAAGCATCATTTCTGTTTTGCAGCGCCCGAAGTATGCTGCTCCCGTCTTGGTGTGCCTCGTTTTGCTCTTACGAGCGGTTTACTACCTTGGGCGACTCTTCAATCGCCTTCAGTAAATCTTCAAAAGCTTCAGCCCGTCCTTGCAACCGGTGGATTGTTACCATGTCGGTTGCGCTTACCAGTCGGCCTTTAGCCATATTCACTAACTCCCCTAATAAATCTTGTAGGGAAGTATCGCCTGCCTCCTTAACTCGAAGCAGTGAATTTACGTGCTGAGAGCTACATTGGTTAAGGTCGATCATAGCTCTAATTTATCCTATACATGCTAACGTGTCAACACATGTAAGCACTAAACACCGTTTGGACGTGGGCTCATGGTGTTGTCTTGTCGACCACCCATCTCCGTTCCGTCTTCTTGTAAGTTAGCTGCTTCCTGTTCTGCCATCTGTTGCTGCATCATCATTTGTTGCTGTTGAGCAATCTCTTGTTGTTTCTGTACGTCCTCACGAGACGGTACCAGTCTATCAACGTTTGTGTTTAGATTTCCTGCCACATCCCGCAGTAGTTCAGCAGTGCCCGGGAGGCCGACAATCTGCTGCGCTACTGGGCTCTCGAGAACGAGGCGTAAGAAGTCAGTCTTGCGGACTGCTTCAGCTTCTTTAACCACAAGTGACATGGCACCTGTTGCAACGATCTGTACGTCGCCTACCAAATCAGGGTCGTCACTGTAGCGTAAGTTCCTCTGGTATTGGCGTTCTAGCATGGGTCGCATCACATCATGGTCGATATTTGCGATAACCTGTTTAATACTCTTACCTGCGTTAGACATAAGCATTGAGAGCCCCGATGAGGTACGCCCTGCGCCCGGAACGTGCTGTCCTGTCATGTAACGTGGTATGCCCGATACTTCGTCTGATATGGCCATAAATCGGTCAAATACAGACATAAGCTCTTGAGCGTTTGAATTAGGTTGGAAAAATGACATTGGAGGGGTTGAGTCAGCAAAGTCAGACTGGCGGAACTGCCATATTTTCCATGGGTACATCTGTGTGATGTCCTCACCCGCCGGTAACCGGCTGATATTTACGCCGACCTGTGGACCCGATGAAATACCCATGTTGTTTGCTAACGCACGAGCAGCAGCGTTACACATATTTTGGGCATCCATACACAGGTCGGCAACCCCGTTGCCGTCTAAACGACCCGGGACTTTCTCAAATGAAGTTACATAGTATGGCTTACGACCTAACGGGTCGTAGTTAAGTACAGCACGAATGACTGTGTTGTTTACCATCCAAACTTCACAAGGGTATGATTTTTGTGGGTCTTCGATCTCAGCTTCGTCCAAGCCCCAGTCTAATAGTATATCTCCAGGGATTGTATCCCAGAGCTGTAGAGCCGCAACGACATCAGAGTGTGCATCGTCGAAGTCTACGCCTGTAACTTCTTCCATCTCTGCCATGTCGTGGTCTAGCCAGTCGAAACCGCCAGAGCCAAAGTCAGATAGAATAGAACGCACAGCGTCCTCGTCGTAACCTTCTACACCAAGCATGTCTTCCACGTCTTCGCGTGTCAGGTGGTGCAACTCGATTATAGGCATGTTCTGTACGTCGTCAGCCCAAGGTGCGTAGTAAAACTTAAATGGATCAACGCGTTCCCACTCGTCGCGCAGAACATCAACAACGCCAAGGCCACCCTCGACGTACTTCATTGTTTTGCGTTTACGAGGGATCGGACCCTTTAGAATAGCGTGCGGGAACGTTGCCACGTCGTTCGTAAAGTCAAAGAGTGCTTTTACGAAACCCCCTTCAACCATCTGGTCTTCCATTTTCAATTCCATCCGCTCGACGCGTTTCTCAGCTTCGAACTTCATGGAGCGCATGGCAGTGTCTTTCATGCCGGATGCGAGCTTTTTCAGCTCCATAGGCGGAATTTCACCGTTACCATCAGCATAATACTGCTGGAGGTTCATCTGCATGATGTTTTGTAAGTCTGCCGCCACATCCGGGGGAACTTCTGGGATTGGTGTCGCTGAGAGCGACCAAGGCTTATCTGCACCTGTTCCCAGGAGTGTATCGCGCAACCAGGCAGTGGCTGTACGACATTTCGAACTAACTATGCCCATAAATATTTCAGAGCCGCCCTGCTCGCGTATTTCAGCGGCTTTACTGGGTTCGTACTCCATGTTTCTTGCACGAACGCACTCTGAGAGCCGGGGCTCTATGTTCTGCGTGTGATGATCTCGCATGATTTCCCAACGCTTACGCGTATGAGAAGCCAGACCCACCATAAGTGGACTGTTCTGCTTCTCGCTGGAAGCTCGGTTTGCTGCGTCCTCAAGGTCAGAGGCTCGCGCAACTGGTATTAACTGCGGGCCAAGCGCCATATTAAGTTCTCACATGTGACGTTAATTTTATCATACTCGACATCTGCTAACATGTCAACAAATCAAGTCCACCCGTGAGCGGACACTTTTACGACGTTCTTTCTCTGCGTGGACGCAGCTAACGACCCAAATGTTTCCCCGCCGTCCGCGTGTAGACACATGTACTGAAACGCATCGGCGACGTCTGACCAGGGGTGGGATTTTTCTGGCTTCTCGTCTCGCGCCCCTTTTGTATTTATTTTGTATCGGTACTTACCGGCCAACGCCTGCACGAGCGAGTTCGCACTTACAGTATCAATTATAAATCCGTACTTCCCGTCTACAACGTAGGTTAAAAATTTTTCGACCGCCGCGAGGCGCGCCGCAACGGAGTTCGTCCGCGCAGGTTTTACCATAAACCCTTCTGTTTTATATATGTCCGCAACCGTTCTCTCATCCGTCTGCGCCCTCTGGAACGCCGCAGGGTCAATAATAACAAGCGTTTGCCGCCCAGGGAATTTGTTCGCCAACAGCGGTTTTAACCGCTCTCGTATAAATCTCAGCGCCCCCATGCCATCTGATATGAGCGAGTCATACACCACAAGCCGTCCGTCGTGTGCCACCTGCCCTATTACGGCTGCGGGCGTGAGCCCTGCGTCTACGCCTATCAGTAACGGCGACTCCGTGAACATCGGTTTCATCTCTTCTTTCGAACCATGCACAGTTCTATCAAATGACCTAAACACCGGTTGCCCAGATAAACTCCGCCCAAATTTCGCATGTATATATACGTCTATCCAGTCGTCAGTTTTACCTTGAGCGAGGTTGTCGTAATAGTCATCGGGGAGAAATTTCGTCCAGTCGGCTTCGGGGCTCAAACCCGAGGGCTGTATCGTTACATGCACGTTCTCAGGCGGCTCAGTGAGCAAATCTTCCCAAAAGGTATCCATATCTGGTGGGTTTGTCATACCCCATATGTGCATATTAGACTTCCCATCGTCCGTGACACACCCAACTCCGTTCATCATCTTATCGGGGTACCGGCCTACACGTCCTTGGGCTGCGTTGTATATATCTGGGTGGATTTCCCTAAATTCGTCGAAAATGATGAAACTTGCCTGTAATGACAGCAATCTACGCACGTCATTGGCGTCATCTAACCCTCTAAACAGTACCTCGCACTCCACATCGCCAACTTTTATGACGAATTTGTACTCTGTTTTAAGAAAAGACCCCATCACACCGTCTGGTATCCACTTTAGGAAGTCCGGTATGGACGTATCCCGCAATTGTTCCCGCGTATTACGCACCCAAATCGTCCTAGAACGCCTAATTCCGTCCTTACAGGGCGCCATTTTAGCCGCGTGTTGCAGTATTTTCATAATCCCTGCGGTCGTTTTCGTCGATCCAACGGGTCCAACTGCGAGTGAAATGAACTTTGGCGAGTAGAAAAACTCATCCAGGGACTCAATAACCTCGAAATTTATCTCATGTTTCATCGATTATGGCCTCGCTAGACCCATCTATGGTTACACCGTCGGGTGAATCCTTCGCCCTGGTGATGTTTATCACCACTTGTGGACCATCCCCTGTGTTTTCCAGCTTGGTATTGGGCTCCAACCTGCCCATTTTGTTGAGCACCTTCTGAAATTCTATGCGTGTTGCGGGGTTTATGTCCGGATTTTGCATGTGGCGGAACAAATTATCGAGGTTTACTGCACCCAACATACGAGCAACGGTCTCGATTTTACTCGGATCGTCTTCGATAGCCTGCAAATCAGCGGGGGATAGGATGGCTTTATGCGATTGGGTGGGATCAATGGCTTGGTTTATGTGCTTACTCATAGGTACATCTGTTAACACGTTGGCACTAACGGGTCAAGATAGGCGTGGGAGGAACAAAGGGGGAACAATGGGAAAAAATAGGGGCTGCGATATACGGAATACATAAGGGCTGGGTGGGTGGCCACCCCCCTGCGGTCACTACCCCCCCTGTTGACGCCGCGCCATATA